CCCTGCCTGCCACGCATTCGGCCGGCCTGTCAAGCCCTGCCCGACTAGAACGCTCGGGTATTCGCCAGCGCTTGACAACATAGGCCGCCCACGCTAGCCAATTAGCCCTAAGCTTTTGTCGGGTTATTGATGTTTCCGCTGGAGTGTGTTAGCTACAAAGCCCCTTTCTGTTAGTGGGCATTAACATAGCCCGTTTGACTGCCTGTCCTGCCTTATGCTAGGCGAAGCAAGAGCTAAAGCAAAGCTTGTGCCAGACTTAGGCTAGCGTTACAAGTGTTTCACTTGTCATAAACTCGGCAATCTTTACAAAGGCGCAGCAAGGGGCCTAAAACGGCCTAGGATCGTTTTTCACCCCTTAGCCTTACTGCCCCCTTCAAAAAAGTTTTCCCGCGAACCTGCGGCTATTCACAGGCTTATGCACAGGCCTTGCCATAGGTGGAAATTGAGTTATCCACAAAGCTATCCACAAGTGCCTAAAAATGAGGCACAAGGGTTAGCCCTAAGTTAGTTGGCACGTTGTCTGCTATTCGCGCGCATCGCGTCATGTATCGATGCAGGATGATGGCAGACTTCCATTAGTAAGTGAGTGCTAACCAAGGTTTAGAATGTTGGTTAGCAGGTGATAACCCACAATGTTGACAGGGCTATTTTCTGCCGCTACAGTCCAACCCATGCCGAAACGCTAACGCGAAGTAAGCAACGGGAAGCGAACCCGACAAAGCAGCGGCAAGGGGAACTAGGGCACGGGCAAAAGTGCCATACCGGACCCGCTGACGGCTTAGACCCTAGGCGCAGTGCTAGGCGATGCCCGAGAAAGCCCCGCAACGTCGGGAGACAGTGGCGGGCGATTGTTCTTTAGCTGCGCAGTAAGGCAGCCTAAGCCCTTCCGGGCTATACAGTGCAGCGTGAATCGCTGTAGTGCCCTAACCCGGAGAGTGAAACATGCAAATCGTCTACCTTTGCCGCGCTATCAAAAGCGCGTCGGATATTGCGCGGACGCATAACGCCATCGATGCAACTATGTGTAGCATTGTTGCGAACATCATCGCAAGTGCGGACTATGGCAGTAGTCAGCAAGCCGACCTAATGCGCCACGCCGAAGAATGGGGCTTCACAGTCGGTTATTTCGGGTCAATCATTCAGGTCGAATGGAATAACCAAGAGTAAGGAAACATCATGCAAAAATTTATCGCTTGCGCTGGTGCAATCGCTGGTATGTTGGCAATGAGTGTTGGCTTCGCTACGGATTTTCCCGCCACTGTCACGGCACTAGGGATGCTCACTTGCGCCCTTGCTGCTAAGGCCGCAGCTAATTAACCCCTTAGCCCTTGCGGGCTATTCAATGCGCCTAGTCGGGTGCATTGTCCTAGCCCGTGGCTTTAGCCACTATCCCGCAACAAACCTAAAGGTAAATCAATGCAAATCAATGCCCAAGAAATGCGCGCTGTGCGCGAAGCCGCCATCAACGCCTATCGCGAAGCTTTCTGCAAGGCCTACCCGCAAACGAAAGTGAGCGTGACGCACGCCGGCCGGAACAAAGCGACCGGCGAGATTCAATATCGCGTCAATATCGACGGGGATCAAGGTGATAAGGTTTACACCCTGTCAGACTTGATCGAGGCCACTGGCGAATTCTCTGCCCGTGGACGCGCTGCCGATCCTGAGCCGGCCCGTGGGCGCATGTCGGTGGGCTTTGCAATGGTTGACGCAGTGTTTAAGGCACCGCATCATCCCCTTGCATCTCAGATTGTCCGCGTTGTGGACAAAGCCGAGCGCAAGCGTAAGGCTCACTAAAGCATGGGGGTTCGCCCCCTGCTAACGCTAGAGCATAGCTCGTGTCCTAGCGTTAGCTGTACGCCCGCCAGCGCGTATAGCTGGCAACCCTTCCGACAAACTCTCAAACAAACTAACCTTTGGGGTGTGCAATGGTTGCAAATGTCCTTTCTTTGGTTTCGCATGCGTTCAAGTCTGCCCACGCTTCCCCGCGTATGCAGCGGCTTGTGCATATGGGCGAGCATTGGGCACACGTGGCCTATTTGGCGGCCGCTAGCGCTGAAATGCGCGGGTTGTATAGCGGCGCAGCCCTTACGCTGCTAGTGTGCGTTTTGGCGTCCAAGCTTTTCCACGTGGAGGCCTAAATGGTGAAGCTTTCGGAATGGCTGCATAAGCCAGCCGTGCGGCATATTCTCGGGATCAAACTCGGGATTGCCGTAGGTTTCACAGTGGCGGCTTTCATGCCGGGGAAGGCCGGCATCATTGCCGGCCTTTTGGTTAATCACGTTTGGCTTTGGAAGACGTAGGCAAAGCGTAGGGGCTTTAACCGGCCCCTTTTCTTTGTCCACTGAAAGGGGTAGTTATGTACTCTGTTACTTTCATTGCCCCTAGCGGGCGGGTTTTCTCAGTCACTGGCCCGGCGCATTTGCCGATGCTGCTGACGTATCGGGCACTGTCGGAAGCGGGCTACAAAACCCGCTTTTGGGGCAAGCGTGGCGAATTGATCCTCTAAGGGGTTAATCATGCGTTCAATCATTGCAGGCGCGATCACTGGCGCCGTGGCTGTCGTCGCGCTGTCTGGCGCATGGATTGTCATTCTTTCCAATATCGGGGGCTAAACATGGCACGCCGCAAAATCGCCACGGTTGATAACTTTCCCGCTCCCTATAATGGCATGGCGGAACCCGTAGAAACTCGGGAAGCGAGGATTTATTACGACTCAGAATGGAATGAGTACCGGATTGTTTTCTACGTCAACGGCACAAAACAATCCGGGGCGGATTATCACACTGACGACAAAACCGACGCAATCCAGACTGCGGAAGTGTGGGCTAGTGCCTATACCCGCGCGCTGGCAGCGCTTAAAGGGTTGATTGCCGAAGGGGCGGAATATCCCGACGCGCAATACAGGGTAGCAAAAGGGTTCAGTGTCGATGCCGACAATCTCCAAAAGCTTTATGATAGGGGTTGAATATGTCCGCTCAAACCTGCCTTTCTATCCGCCTTGCTGCAATGCACGCCCTTGCACTGGCATGCGTGGAACACGCGGCTTTCTGTTTCGTGTCTTCTCACACACAAGCGAGCTAACCATGTATCTGGTAACTGTCACTGTCGGCGAGAAGGTGCATACCTTCAAAACTGACGACAAAGAATCTGCCTATTGGCTGGTGAATCAATGGGCGCTATCTGTCGGCATTACTGCGCGTGTTTGGAAATTCGAAGGGGCCGATCATGCGTGACGCTCGCAGCGAATTCGACGCTAACGAATGGCTCGCCAGCAGCCCTAGAACGGCCCACAAGGGCCGAACGACACAAAGGCAGGGGCAGACTAGCCTGATAGGCAATCGAGCGCTTCTAGCGCTTGTCTGCCTTGTGGCAGGTATGTATGGGCTATGCTATGGGCTGCATGCGCTGGCGCAGTGGCTGACGTAAGCAAAACGAAAGGCATTAGCCGTGCCTTTCCTTTTGTTCACTGGTGGACGATTGGAGCGAATATGTCTCAAGAAACTAAGGACAAGATTACTGCGATTCTGGCAGGCGCCAACGTGGCCTACCATGCTGCAAACGTTGGCGAAACTGTCCGCAGCGATAATTGGCAATGCGACCAGTGGCGGATTACCTTTCTAAGCGGGAAGGTGCGGGAACAATTCGACTACTTTACGGGGCTAGCGCATCGCAAACTTTCGAAGCATGACGAAATGCGCCGAAAGGCTGCCGGGTATCTCAAGCCGGGCACTATCGCCTATGAATCATGGGAAAAGGCTAAAAAGCCTGTCCCCCCTCATGCTGCCGACGTTTTGTATTGCCTGCTATCCGAAGCCGAAGCCTGCAATATGTCGTTTTCCGATTGGTGCGAGGAGTACGGGTATTCAAACGATAGCCTTAAGGCTTTGAATACTTACCGGGAGTGTGAAGAATCAGGCCGAAAGCTTCAAAAGCTTTTCACCCGTGAAACACTGGAAGCAATGCGGGAAGCATTGCAGGATTATTGAAAGGGGCTTATATGTCTTTCGAATGGGATGCGGATAAATCCGCCGACATTATCGACATTCGGGACGTTATCGAACGTTTCGAAGAACTCGAAAGCGAGCTAGAGGCAGCGCACGAGGAAGGCGAGTTTATGTCCGATTTTGATGATTGGCTTTTGAACTCGCGGGACAATTCAAACCAGATTCATGCGTTCTTCGGCGAACGTGGCCCCGAGATTCAATCGGCAATTGAGGAGTTTTACAAAATCCGAGCATTGCTGGAAGAATTGAAGGGTTACGGCGCGGATGAACAATGGCGCGGGGATTGGTACCCGGTGATTCTTATTCGTGATTCCTATATACAGGAATACGCCCAAAGCTACGCCGATGACTGCGGCCTCATTACCAAAAATGCAGGCTGGCCTAATAACTGTATTGATTGGGAAGCGGCAACCGAAGAATTCAAACAAGATTATTCAACCGTCGATATTGACGGGACGGATTATTACTACAGGGATTAACGGGCACAAACAAAAGGCATACGTTAGTTCCGGCAAGTATGCCGGAGGTGTGCCTTTCAATTTGTACCTTGACTAAGGGGTGAAACATGGCTTTCTTTTTCGTAGAAGTAACTGACACATTCGGCGGGTGCGCTAATTATAGCTGGGTCCGTCGATACAAAGTTAAGGCTAGCTCAGTCCGTGGGGCCATCCTTAAAGTCTCCCGTAATTCGGGCTACCAAAAGCGAATCCGCAAGGATTGGGATAGCGGGAGTATGGTGCGTTATAGCGTGCAAGGGGCGTGCGTTTGTGCTTTCGTTTCTGATTGGGACGAGGATTCACACAATCAATATTCCCGCGTTACTGAATTGTGAGGGGTAACCATGCCGCAATTTTTCAATTCTGCGCCCGCTTGTCAATGGCTCAGAGAGACAGCCCTTAAGGGTGTTTCGTTTCCTACGGGGTATGTCTTCCGTTCATTCGTGCTGTATGGCAACGAGGATGCACCTGAGAAAATCGAGTTGTATGAATCGGAAGACCCACTTTATTCCGATCCGTACAAACTGGTTGATTTCACGCAAGGGGCGCCCATTTACTGCACTGTCACGGATTGCAAGGGGAAGTAAATGACAATCCACGGTAGGCGAGCGGCAAGCGTGGCAAAGCTTTGCACGCTCAAAGACGTAACGCCGGAGCTTGCGGAACAAATACGCAAAGTCTGGCAGACTGAGCCATTTAGACACGTGGCACGGGCAAAAATCGATAAGTTATTCGGCGCCTTTGGCGTGGAGTATCTAGGCCAACATCGGCGAAGCGGGGAGCATATCGACTACTGCAATGCAGGGGATGTTTACGCAAATACGATCATCTTTCACGGGCCTAATATGCAGGTTGGGTGCGTGGGTGATCTTGTGGAGCGGAATTTGATAAAGGAATCGTCTGATGGCTTCTGACTACGGGTATTTGCAGCATGGGCAACAACCCGGCCCATTCCGCACAGAGAAAGTAAGGGTTAAGCACGAATATGCCGACCGCTGGTTAGCATGGTTCGAAGGGAAATGGCGTAGGGTGCATATTCAAGTGCACCGGACGTACATTGTTTTCCAAGGTGAGAAAATCACCATTCAAATTGACGGAGTGTGAAACATGAGAACTTTCGAATCTATCACCATTGGCGAATGGTTTAGTTTCGATGGTCACACGCTCAAGAAAAGAGGCGAAACATTCGCCTGGGAATACAAACAGGGCAAGAAATGGAAACTTTGGGCTTTCCACGCCTATGACGGGCCGGTTAAGGCTATCGACAAACCCACAAACGTTTCTGAAGTTTGATTTTCAACCCGCAAGGAGCTACACACATGAACGCCAAGCAACGTAACCAAAACCGGCAGACTGCCGAAACCCTCCACTACGCTATCCAGCGCACCACGGGCAAGAATCATTACCGGCTTGTCCGGTTCCCGATTGGCAAGGGGGCGAAAAATGCGAAAGCGTAAGCGCTTCCATATTGTGCGGTACCTCTGTTGCAATGGTGGGCTTATTGTGACAAACGCCTACCATAACAAACTAGCACAATCGACGGTCAAGAAATAACCCCCTTAGCCCCTTATGGGGGCTTTCCTTAGCGTTCAATTCGAGCGCTAGGCAAAGCAAATGAGGGATTAGATATGTCTGCACACGTCAACGCTTCAAAGCTTCTCAAGGCCTTGCGTACACTGGCCGAAGCTACTAACCAGCGCTTCCCTACGGTCAACCTTGGCGGTTGCTGTGTCTTTGCTGCCGCCGTGGCCGAAGAACTAGAGCGCAAGGGCATTTCTACGGAGATTGTTACTACGGGAAGTTTTAGCTCTATGTTCGGCTTTACGTTTGAGCCTGCTAGGGCTAGGCCGCATTTGAATAATGCAAAGGATGCCGCCGAGTGGAGCGCCAATGGTTGCGAATTCTCTCACCTTGGCGTGAGATTCACACTCAACGGTAAACCGTTTGTGTATGACACGACGGCCCTTAACACAAACCCTCATTACTTGGGCGATCCTGCTAAGTTTGACGGGTTACAATTCCTTGTCGGTGACAGCGGGTTTACGTTGGAAGAAGCGAAAGCCTTTGCAGACGATGCGAAGGAATGGAATAACAAGTTTGACCGTTCGCAAATTCCGGCGCTCAAGAATCTGATTCATGAAACTCTGGAGAATGTGTAATGCGCAAAATTGAACAAGCGATGATTGACGCCATTAAGGCAGGGCGTGATTGGAGTAAGGACAACACGCGAGTGAGCATTGCCGGCACTCGTGGGGCTGAAAGCGTGAAAGTGTTTTTGCATGGAAACATGATTGCCCAGCGTATCGGCCATGGATGGAAATTCACCCTTGCAGGGTGGAATACACCAACCACGCGAAGCCGTATCAATGCTCTAGCCTATGCCTTTAGCTGGCGCTGGCGCGTATCCTGCAAAGCAGGCATTCCGCAGGTTGTTAGTCGTAGCGTGGCAGACAATCCGGGCTGGCGGGTTATTGGCTCGCATGAATGGGTGGAAGCGAACTAAGCATGCCCCGTAGCGTGAGCTACGGGGCTTTCTTTTGCCCTATTGGTCGAAATGCTTAAACCAATTAACCATGCTATGTTAGCAACCACTAACATTCTGCCGCTGTATTGGCAGTCAGCTAGGCTAGGAATGCTGTATACATATACAGTGCTGTATGGGTGTACATAATGTAAGTGTAGGCTAACATAAGACTAAAGGCTTTAACGGGCCTAGGATCGATTAAATCAGGGCAAGGCAGGGGTTGGTACAGGCACGGCTCAAAGTAGGCTGTAATGGGCCAAAAACGGCCTTGCTGGGGCTGTCTGCTATGTGGCTATGGCTGCATGGCAGGGCTGTATGGCATGCACTATTATTGTGCATTGTGTGTATGGAATACAGACAGAAGGTTGGTTGGTTCGGCGATCTGTCCCCATTTATAAGCCCGGCTTGATAAACAAACGTTTATCACACATTGGCTAATAGCAGCCCAGCTACAGCCGGGAAGGCCGGACGTGTGCCAGTCGGCCCACATTCCCACGATTGAGAAGCCCTAGATGCCTCCACGTCAGCCAAACGGCCCGGATTGACACTAGGCCAGCATGGCAGGCGTCAACGTCCGTAGACCTTTTGTATATGCCCTGGGTGCAAGGCCTGTCTGTACGGCAGGGTATGGCAAACCGATGATTGACTAGGCAGGAATGAATAAGGGTCAACCCTAGATAACGTGAACCCGCATGTAAGACCTACACCCGCAGCAAGGCCTCTAAAACCGCGTAGGATCGACGCCGGGCTCTCTAACGTAGGGTGGGAGCGGGAAGGCCCCGCCGTCGCATCCTGGGCATATTTTGGCGGCTTGGCGGGCCATCGTCGCCCTGCCCGGGCGCCGTTCAACACCACTCGTGACTATGCAAATAGACACCACTTACGCCTCTGCAACAAGCCACCACTCCCGCCTATGCCATATTTGCTATTCATGAATCACGAATGAGCCTAAGCATGGCATGTGGAAAATTTTACAAAAAAAAAATGATACGCCGGAATGAACAAAGCCCCGCACCTTGCGGTGCGGGGCCAGCTTCACTCCATCCTCCTATAGCGGTCCAGCCGCTAGCATACGTTGTGCAGGTGTCGTACAGGTACTCGCATCTCCATGTTCTAGAAGAACATTACGATGCTCGTACATGCTTACGATGGATATAGCTTATGCTATATGCAAGGGCAGATGGACGAGACTACGCTAGTGGTCGAAGTACATATGCAATCCTTGCGGTTTGCAACCTAAGTATATCCGACGCGAAGCACTTTGTCAATAGTTTTTGCTTAAAGATGCAGCAACTATAAGGGTAAACACCTATAGATGTTACACTCTAATTCCTACCTCTTTCCCTCCTCTTCGGAATAAGGCATGCCATAGCTGACAGCCAAGCCCAGAAGGCGAGGCATAGAACAGCGTCAGCATTGTGGTGTATGTAAGCAATCACTAACCTCCCTTCAGCAGACGTTGGCATTACAAACCAGCAGAAGAGCAGTGGAAGGCAATACAGCAGGAGCACCACAGCAGCGTAAACGTACTTCATTCGTCCTCCCGGTAGGCGTATTGCAAAAGCCCATTCGAGTCCTCTTTCAACCCTTCGACAGCACGGTAGATGCTTCTAAGATCACCCCAGGTTACTGTGCGGATTGGCGACCAGCTCCCAGTTGTAACAAACACAACAGCGTCATCTGGGTCCAGCATTGACAACGTGTCACTCTCGTGCGTGTCGATAGCCAGCATCAAAGGCTCTATAGCAGAGAGGATATGCTGAATATGCTCCTTCGATTTATCCAATGTTTTCTCCAGCTAGCCTCTTGGCTACTGGGATGACGTTGGCTTCCACCCAGACAGCCAGTTCTTTGTCCATTTGTGAATCGTATAGGTCTATCATTTTGCTCCCTTCAACCAAATGACCAATCGCTCAAACACACCGGGACGTGGTTCCCAGCCACTGAAGTTCTCATTGCAAGAAGGTAGAGGGAACTTCCGAGCAGTGGAGCAATACCAGCCTACCTTGTTGCATTTTGCAAATTCCATTCTAGACCCAACCCTATGTGCGCAAGTTTTACAATTCTTTACTGTCATCCTCTAGCCCTCCGTTTGGCTTCAATCAGCCGTTGTTCGTTCTCGTACCAGATGTAGAATTCCGTCATGAGCTTAATAGCACAGGCTCTGCTTGCCTCGGTAAATCCGGCCATATACGTTAGGTGGTCTGTCGGGTCTGGGAAGTATTTTTCAGCAATCTCCTTCATCTTCTGCTTGGGAGTGGTACGGCAAGTGCCTAGGTGCTCTTCAGTGCCATCGTCATGGAGTACAGTAATGTTGGTAGTCACTTACACTCCCTCACACTTCATAGTCGTCAGGAAACTCAGCCTCTGGCTTTCCGAACAACTCTTCGTTCAGAGCATCAACCAAATCCTCAGAAGCGTCTCGGTGCAACGTAATGCTGCCACGTCCGAATGGGTGATCCACCAAGAATGTCAGACTGCCAGAAGGCTCCGCATGAATGCTTAGGCGATTGTTCGGTGCAGCAGTGAAAGAATACAGACTTCCCATCTCTACCTCCTCAGAATTGAGCCCGAGGCTTCGGGCGCATGGCGACAACAACGTCCTTGAACTCGTGAATCGTGTAGTCGTTCCAGCTAACTCCACCGGAACGGCTGGTCAGGTTGAAGGCGACGCTGTCAACCTCCATGTTTGGCATTTCTGCCTCCACAGTTTCCCGAACGATCTTCTCCACTTGGGACTTGTCCAGGGTCACTTGCATGTTCATGGTAAAATCAAGGCCCATCTCTTCCTCCTCAATAATATTCATCATCCCGGAAGACTCCAGCTTCGGCTTCTTCAGGGAACGCTCCATACATCGTAGCTGCCCGATGATTGGCTTCCAGAATGTAGAAACTCCAGGGTAGGATGTTATTCCAACTCATAGTCCTCGTCCTCGGGTAGCCATCCGGCTTCAGCCTTGTCCATGACGAAGCGGACGGACTCCTCCCACTCCCGGAACGTGCTAGGGCTCCAATCCCCGTCCTCGATTTGTGCGTCTTGTGGGTCAGGAGTCATTGGTGTCCTTTTTGTAGGCAGAGATGATGCCTAAAATAGCAACGTTGCAGGCTACGACAATTACAGCCGTTACACTGACGAGGACAGCATCCAGACAGAAGTGCTCCAACGTCATGCTGCCTCCGCACTCACCACTTTGCCGTCTTCAAACGTAATCTTGACAAGACCTGCTCGGTACTGTGGGCCACTTCCAAATGCGAGTGCTTCTTCTTTGCTGGCATATCCGTGCATAGCAGGGAACACTTCAAAGTACCGTTCGACACGTTCGACAACATTTACAAGATCGTCGTCAGTTTCTTCATCCCCGCCCGAAAAGTAATAACCATCAGCAGTGTAGGTGTTAACATCTTCACAGTCATCAGCTTCCACTAGTGCAATGATGGGGTAAACACCCTTGACATCAGTGGCAACGATGCGTACCTTACGCCCATCCCGAGTCTGTACGGGCTTGTTCAAATCAATCGCCATTTTTCTCCTTTCAAACCTCTTCCGTAGCCCACATCAGGGCACATTTGTACGCCTTAACTAGAAGGCTCTTGCTTCGTGCATAGTCGATCATGTGTTTTGTCCCTCGGCTTTCTCCGTCCCAGATGGCTAGAAGCCCTTCTCCGAAGTCACCCATTTTCTCATTTCTGAGAATGCCGGCCGACTTGCCAATGCTCCAGTCAGCAGGAAACTCGTGAAGTTTTAGACCATTGTTCTTTGCGAATTGTACACCAAGAGCATCAACACCTTTAGCCATTCCTGAGACAATTTCTAGGGACTTACCATAGGTCTTCCAGAACCCGCTCTTGACAACTAGGTGTTTGAGAAGGTCGTAGTCATGAATGCTCCTGCTCCCAGCGATTATAAGTTTCAACCCTACTCCTCCATTCTGTCCCCATTTTAAGTAGTTGTGCCAAGTAGTCCACCCACCAGCGTTCCCAGAGTTCGTAGAACGTCATCAGTTGCCTTTGACGCACAAAACCGCTTTGAGTGTATGCACCACCTCAACCAAATCCTTTTGGTTTTCCATCACGAGGTCTAGTCGCTTGTAAGAAGAAGGAATTTCGTCAAGAACGGCGGCATCTTTTCGGCACTCCACGCCTTCAGTTTGAGCAACCAAGTCGGCAATTGAGAATCGACGCTTTGCTTCTGTCCGAGACATAGCACGCCCCGCTCCGTGAGAGCATGAGCAGTAGCTTTCCGGGTTCCCCTTTCCACGCACGATATAGCTCCGCTGCCCCATAGACCCCGGAATGATACCAAGATCACCTTCTCGCGCCCGGATCGCCCCTTTGCGCGTGACCCAGAGATTCCTACCAAAATGGTTCTCCTTCTCGACATAGTTGTGGTGGCAGTTGATTGCCTCCTGCGTGATGGCGAACTCCACCGGGATCGTGCGACGAAGCGCTGCAATCACAGCTTCCATCATAACACGACGGTTCTCCAGCGCATAGTTCTGTGCCCAGCCCACAGCCTCAACATAGTCGTTGAAGTCGGCGGTGTCTTCCGGTAGGTAGGCCAAATCCCCGTCAGGCAACGTGATGAAGTATTGCTCCATCCGACGCTTTGCCTTCTCGATGAAGTAGGAACCAATCATGTTGCCGATGCCACGGGAGCCGGAGTGTAGCATGACCCACACGTCTTGGTTCTCGTCAATGCACAGTTCAATGAAGTGGTTGCCCGAGCCGAGTGTTCCGAGTTGCGTAGATGCCTTGAGGTAGGCGTTGTAGCTGTTTCCATCAAACACAGTATCCACGACTTTGCTGGAAACTGTACAGCGGAAGCCTTCACCCTCTTTGTGTCGCCCACCAGCCCCCAACGGCACGTCCCGTTCAATCTGATGCCTAATGGCAGTCAGGGAGTCGGGCAAGTCACTCGCTTTCAGACTCAACCGTACAGCATTCATCCCGCAGCCGATGTCCACACCAACAGCAGACGGAATGATGGCTTTGTCCGTAGCAATCACCGTGCCGACAGAGGTTCCCGTGCCCATGTGAACGTCAGGCATAGCAGCAACACCATTCGGCGCGATGAACGGTAGACGTGCGAGGTTTTTTAGCTGCGTCAGTGCAGCGTCCTCGATGTCGGGGACCATCGCTGATAGCATACTATCAGCGATGACAGCTTCTTTAGAAGCAACCCACGCCTTGATCGGGCGAGAGCCTTCTTCACGAATGACTTGCATTGTAGTTCCTTATTCCTTCTGTTGTGATGCAGCCTTCTCCGCTTTCGGCGCAGACGCCGGCTTGTCTTCTTCCTCAACACCCAAAGGCATGCAATCAGCCGAGACAATCGTGTCTCTGTCCCGAGGGGCTAGCATGATGTCCAGGGCCTTTCGGCTACACGTCAGCTTGTCAGGCATCTGCACCATAGCAGTGGGGACGCCATTTACCGTGACAGTGAGCATGTAGGCAACAGCGGCAGCAGCGAGCAACATAACAATCTCCATTAGAGGGTTAGTGTGCTGTTAGTAGACACTGTTCCTACAGCTATGTCAAGCTAATCCGACTAAATTAGTCGGATTAGAGGTAGACAAACCAACGCTTACCGTTGTGTCCAATGACAGTGTGAGGCGTCGGAAGACTCCATTGATCCCCCACCGAGCCCTTCGGCAGCTTGTTCACCCGTGCATACTCACGAGCCTCGTCACGCTTGTCGAAGAACTTAACAGGACGGCCATTCACAGTCTCACCAGTAGGCTTCTTAGCCACAGGGCTAGGAGTTGGCTTGTTGGTGGGCGCCACAGGGGGTAGCTGCACCACAGCAGGGGCTGCGGGAGTAGCAGGCTTCTGGAACTTTGCAAGGTCTTCCGCAGTGAACGGCTTGCCCTGCTTTTCCCAGTAGATCACACCAGTACCACCGACAAGGTGACGATTCCACGACTCCGATTGAATGAAGATGTCGTAGTTGCCGTGGTCGCCAGGGTGAACACGTGCATTAGCCGTGGCAGGCACAGGCAGGCCAATCATCTGACGAGCTTCATTGCCAGCGTACACCTTACCAGTGGTGCGATCACGAACAAGAATCAGCTTGCTCGGAGTCACACGAGGCTCGGTCTTGGTCAGTTGGTAGAACGCTGCACCCTTCAGGTACTGCATACGCTTGGACAGGATGAAGTCGCTGATGAGCGTCGGAGCATCCGTAGGAGCACCAGGGACAACGTACAGACTGAATTCCTTCGGATCAAGTTCCTTCAGAGCAGACGTATCCACCTTAGAGGCATTGGCGTAGAACACCGTGGACGACTTGGCACCAGCGCTACGGGCAGCGTAGTAGCTGTCTACAGCTTGCGTAGTGGCAATAGTGGACTTGGCAAGGCCTTCGGCGGTGTTGTCCCACTCTTGGATGTTGTCATACGGCACGCCAAGGCCTGCAAGGTAACGACGACCGCCAGTGGGCACTCGGAACACGAACGTCCATCGGCCTGAGTTCTGAAGAGTCTGAATCTCAGAGGCGAGGCTACTCTTAGTCCAAAGCGAAGAGTGCTGCTCTTCACCATCAGTGGTGATAACCACAAGGAACGAGACATCTGGGTTGTTGTAGTCGGGCAGGCTCTTGAACAGCGTAATCATGTCACCAATGCCGTCCCAAAGCGGAGTGCCGCCAGGAGTGGGCCATTCAATGACGGGCTTCAGCACGTGTGGGTTGGAAATCACCACTTGACGCTTGACGCCACAACCACGCCCGTTACTTCCATCAGCAAGGCCGATACCGACAACAGACACCACAGTGTCAAGCATCTCACGGCTAGCTGCGTTTTTGGTAGCAGTGATGTTGGTGTTGTAGTCTTGAATGGCTGCACGAGCCTTGGCACCAGCCATAGAGCCGGAGTGATCGTTGACGTAACCTACGTAATTCTTCATTGTTTCTCCTTAGAGTTTCTTTTCAATGTGGTTGGCAATTTCTTCGAACGTAGCGCCATGATCGTTCATAGTTGCTAGGCGCTTACCCGTGCTGTGGTGCAGTCCAGCCCATTCGTAGATGGGCTTAGATGGGAAGCCTTCACAATTCTTAGACGGAGTGATGAAATCACGCGGGCCTTCAGTATACGCTTCCCACTTGCCTACGCCAGTTTCTTTGCGATAGATGTCACAAAGAACACCCAGGCAACAGAAGTGGCTAGTACCTTCACGCAAAGCACCTTCAGCTTGCTTGTACTTCTTGCTACGGAGGGCCTTCACCCACTTATCCTTGATTTCAGCTTTCATTCGTCTTCTCCTTCTTCAGTAGATAGCTATTCGAGATAGCCTTGAAACTAAACGGCGAGCTATTGCTCTTGAATACAACACCTTCACGCTTGACGCCTGGATTCATACCTGGGCCTTCAGCGTAAGCCAAGATTTGATCCACAACGTAACGATTGAACTCTGGGCTTCCGTTGTCCGCCTCGTGTTCAAAATCCACCAGCTTCTTCTCAGTTTCCAGAACAGGCACGTAGTTCAAACCCAGCAATTCCACCGTGCTACGAGCCTGCTGCGGTAGCAGGTATTCTTGCAAGTCAATGTCAAACACATCAAACACATAGAACTCAGGCTTCGTCACCTTCTCGTGATTCTGCTGAATGCTAGGTGCAATCAACTCTCCCTGGATGGCGATGTTGCGCCCAAGATTCACCAGCTTCTCCCGAATCTGCTGTTCCTTAGCGTACTCGAAGAACTGGTTGCCATTGTCGTCCACTTCCAGATTCCGAGAGCACACGCCAGTGAAGTACGCCGGATGATTGACTTGACCGAACAGCTTCTTTGCCTTGTACAGCAGCTTACCAAAGAACGACTTCTTGCGCAAGAGTCGGGCTTCAATGTCTTCAATGATGTGTGCGTAGTGCTCGCTTTCTTGGTTCACATAGTACACGGTCATCGAAGAGCCGTCAAGCTTAATCGTCACTTCAAACGTCTCATCAGCGTGCTTCGGAAGTTCGTTGATGTAGTTCTGCACACGTTCTTGGTCCGTCTTCCGCAGGAATGACGGGAAACGTCCAGCCCCAGCTTGCTTTTGGATGCCTCCGTTGTTTGAACGTGCTTCTTCCAACGGCTCCCACTTCTCAATCTTGAGAAGATCGGTGACATCTTGGCCTTCTTCTGGTGATTGAATCTCAGGGAAGTTGTGCAGCGGAAGCACAAGTCCTTGGCTAATCTGCCCACGCAGCTTAATCGTCTTCAGACGCATGCCACGCTTGTTTCCCCAATTGCTGTACCGTGCTTCAAACACAGGGGATTGGAAAGCTGGAATGCTACTGTCACACCACGAATCAATCTCGAAGTAGACGCACAAGTCATTTGGCTGAAATTCACCCTTGCTGACCACGACGCTCCATCCAAGAACATCCACCACTTCAATCTTGTCTGCCCCTTCAATGGGACGAACATTCAGCACACGCTGAATCGTTGCGAGTTTACGCATTTCTCCTCCTTGGGCAATCCCTCAGTTTGAATCATCACCCCCGGACGGGGCACTTTCACATACAGACCATTTTGACGAATGGTTTCACACTTCTGCGCTAGATGTCGAATAACGAACAATGGCAGTAGCTCAGTCCAATTTCGTAGCATTACGCCGCGTCTCCTCCTTTATGGTAAAACTCATCATTAGCTGCTGGCAACATACGACCAGCATCTCCTGTAGCCTCAAGCCGATCTTTGTTCCACAGCTTGAGAAGCCTTGCCAGATTCATCCACACACTCATCTTCTACTCCCAACAGCCAATCCATGATCCGGCATTCCAACGTCTTCGGATGGTCACGGAATTCGTTACAGCAGTGGAAGTTAACGTCTTCGTAGCCGAAGCCTCGGAACGTCACACTGAACACTTCGCCTGTACGCATATCCATGTGAGGATCAACGTACTTTACTCTTTTCCAGGCCATCTTTGTGTTAGGGCTCATCGGGCTGTGGAACTTGTAGATGTACTGCACGAGTGAGGCGAACTCACCCAACGTCATTGTTTTTCTCATCTGCCTCCTTCTATAGTAATCAAGGCTGCAATCGTAGCAGCATTTGCTACACAGTCAACAACTAATTTGTAACAGGCAAGAAAAAACCCACCGAGGCGTTAGCCAAGGCGGGCATTGTAGCAGAGTTAGTCTGCTTTTGCTTTTGTCCTACGTTTACGTGGGGTCTTTGGTGGCGCTGGAGGAGGGGCTTCTTCCTCTTCGCTAGCAGGAACGTCTTGCCCCATTAGAGCCATGAACGCTGCAAGATCAATCTTGCTAGCGCATTGTTCACATGCGCAAGGGAACTTCTCTTTCAGGTATTCGTTACGCTTCTCGTAGCGCTTCAAAAACTCCTCGCCTTCCATCCAGAAGTCCTTGCCATCAAGCAGAGCCTGAAGTTCTTGCTCATCGAAAAACCCGGCATACGTTGTTCGGGCCAGCTTCTCCATGTACTTCGCCACGAATGCGCTGTGAGCCACGGCTTCGTTGTGCTTGCCCCACGTTCCCCACGATCCATTGTGGAACAACGCCACGAAGTTTTCCGAAAGGCTGAAGCTGGGAGCATTCAGGAGGATAAGTGTTCCTGCACTAGCCACTGTACCAGATGCTACCACATGGATGGGCGCTTCACAGTTGCGCATAGCGTGAATGAATGTGTCGGCAGCATCGCAACTACCACCCGGGGTAGACAGATGAATCAGCACCTTATCGTCTGCACTTGCACGTTCGAAGACTTCAATGGCTGAGTTGAATTGCGTCGTATCTTCGATAGGACCAAACAGCTTGATCTTAAAGATTACGCTGGTCTGTGGCTGGATAGTGACCTCAAACTCGTTGTACTCATCAAAGGGCCATCCTTGACGTTGCTTGTTAAGTCGCTGGGCTTCGAACCGTTCTGTTGGTTTCATACTGCTTGCCCCTTTCATTAGGTGTTGTGGTAGTAGAGTTTGACGAAAGCCCTAGTGAGGCCAGAGCGAACAACGTCTTCTGGTTTGAAACGAACCACTCCGATTCCATCGTCAAGTTCATCCATGTCTTCGTGTTCCATGTACTCAGGATGAGTCTGGAGAATTCTGTCAAGCAGCTTCAGTGTAACGTCTAGTCCGCTATCACCACGAAGATCGTGCTGCTTAGTGTCACCTGTGAAGATGATAGTGCAATTCTGCCCAAGACGAGTAAGCATCATCTCCATCTCTTCCGCTGTGAAGTTTTGCACTTCCTCTGCAATCACGATGCAGTCTTCGAAGCTCATGCCACGAAGGTACTCCACCGGCTTCATCTCGATCACCTTCTTCTCACGGCAGTATGTGAGGTAGCCTGCACCGAGAAATGTCTGAAGGTGAGAGAGTGTCTGGGCGAAGTATGGTCCAAGTTTCTCATCAATCTCGCCAGGGAGCAAACCAATGCTCTTCCCAACGGAGACGGCTGGGCGAACGAGGAAGACTTTCTTGACTGCCTTACCTCTAAGTTGCGTAGCAGCATGCCATGCAGCGATCATGGACTTACCTGTACCAGCGCTGCCAGTCAGAAAGACTACGCTCTTTCCTGCGGTCAGGTACTCGATTGCTTTGCGTTGGTTGTTGTTTTTTGGTTCAAGTCGTTGGATAACTTGAGGCTTCGGAGTAGGAGCATCGTACTCTGCGTATTGTTGCATACGCTGTACATTCTGGTCCTTCTCAAGACGTGCTTTTTCCCGACGAGTCATTGTTCTTTTACCCACTGTACCTCCGAGGGCTAGATTGTTAATCGGTGTGGAGCAATGCAGGCTGCTTCTTCAGTTGCTCCAGTCGCTTCCTGCCCCACTTCGCCAGGATCATGTGGTTCAAGTCTGCATTCTCTGGTACGTCCCCAGTGAAGAACGCATCCACGAGGGACTTGTAGAAGTCTCGCTCAGATTCGGCCTGTAGCACTCTCTGTTTCAGTTGGGCAATCGCTGACATCATTCCTCCGCTGTGTTGTCGCTGGCTTTGGCTTTCTCTGCCTTGGCGGCACGGGCTTTGGCTAGGATTTCTGCACGGGATAGTTTTGGCTCTGGGGGTGTCCCGTCGAATTCAAGTTCCACTTCGTACAGCCGGAATCCGTGGATGTTGGCTGGGAACGTAGGAGAAATCGTCCACCCTTGGCTGGCTAGATCAGCTACTTCCTGCACGAAAGTGCTGATGTTCATTCCTGTCACTCGTTTAGTCTGTTTCATCCTCATCGTCCTCATGGAAAAATTCTTCGAAGGCTTCCCGTGTCTCAATCATCTGCAACACTTCGTACAGGTCAAGGTGATCGGGTTCATCTTCCCAGGCCAGTTCGTCGCTCAGTCTTGGCACGCTTGACCTCCTTCTTGTTGTGGTGTATAATACTAGATAGCGGCGGACGCCGCCTTCTCTATAACTTAAGTAATACTTATTTATTACTTAAGAATATAACTTATACGTATGGCGGCTAGCCGCTATCTATATAATTATAAAGATTATACACGGAACACGAGCTCTTGTCAAGAGCCGGCAAGCCGGAAGTTCTCAAAGTTGAGAAGATGGCGGCAGGCGCCGCTGGATTGTAGCTACTCCCTTTGGTCGTGCAAAGAGGCCGGCGTCAGCCGGTCGATAGCTGGCGGCTAGCCGCTATCTAGTAGGAGGGGCTTGACAAAAGTGAATGTGTGGTGTACAATTCGTTCCTAAATGTGAAAAGGAGTACAGATGAGTGATGAAACCTCGTCTAGCAACTCCGTGGTTGTTACGCTCGAAGAAGAGAACCCCAGCTTCCTTAACGGAGGGGTTGACCTGAAGAAGCTCCAGAAAGACCTTGCGAGGCATTCGAAAGCGGCCATCGAAGTGCTTGTGGCAGAGCTACAGCACAAGACTTCAGCAGAGATTCGTATTCGTGCAGCCACTAAGTTGCTGGAGTTCCAAGTGCAGGTTGCCAAGGAAATCAACGCTGACCAAGTTCAACGTATGATTGCTGAAATCAAGCTGAACCGCAACCCGCAGAACAAGCTGATCCCTGTGAAAGACTCAGAGGATGGCGAAGAAAAGAACAAACCGATTGTTGACTTCAGCAACATTCGTGAGGTAGAATGATGAGATTGGGCGTCACACCGCAATGGAGTGGTAGCGGGCTGTAACCCCGCCGGCCTTCGGGCCACGCTAGGTTCGATCCCTAGGGCGCCCACCAAGCTGTCATAGCTCAGTTGGTAGAGCAACCGCCTTGTAAGCGGTAGGTCCAGGGTTCGAAGCCTTGTGGCAGCACCAGATTTGGGGACGCATGTACTAAGGGTAGCGATGCTGCTTTGCAAGCAGCGTGTAGTCGGTTCGATTCCGACCGTCTCCACCAGAATTTAGCCCGGGTAGCTCAGTGGTAGAGCAGCGTCTTGATAAGGCGAAGGTCGGTGGATCGTTCCCACCTTTGGGCACCAAGCGAGCGTGGCGAAATAGGCAGACGCACCGTCCTTAGAAGTCGGCGCCCGTTTAGGGCATGTGGGTTCAAGTCCCTCCGCTCGCACCACAGTTCCTTAGCTCAGTTGGTAGAGCGGAACCCTTACAAGGTTTAGGTCGGCGGTTCGAGTCCGTCAGGAACTACCAAATCAAAGTTGACAGCGTGCCGTTGACTCAGCCCGAAAGGGCTGCTACAATGCGAAGCATCGGGAGTATGGCAGAGAGGCCGAACGCAGGAGGTTGCTAACCTCTAGACTCCGTAAGGGGTCCGTAGGTTCGAATCCTACTGCTCCCGCCAAGAGGGTGGGTGGCAGAGTCTGGTTTATTGCGCTAGTCTTGAAAACTAGCGAGTCAGAAATGGCTCCGTGAGTTCGAATCTCACCCTGCCCGCCAATGTTTGAACACGAAAGGAGAGAGAACGTGTACTACAAAGACCTTGAAACGAAGAAGGCTGAAAAGCTTCAGCATGATCGTAACCAAAAGGCCAACGCTGCCAAGCGCTTGACAGAAGTGCGAGAGAAGCGTAGAATGCGAAAACAGAAGTGAACAAAGCCTGCGTCGTCTAGTGGTTAATTCTCTCAAGACGCGCCAAGCGGGTAGACTAGCGCAAGGGACGCGCAGCAGCCTTCCAAGCTGAAGATCGTGGAGTTCGACTCTCCCTAGCCGCTCCAAAACAAAAAGGTGTTGACAACGAAGATAGTTCGATGTACAATGCTGACAAGACGTAAGAATTTGGATGCTTCCAGCAAAACAACACAATCTTTTTATTGGCAAAAAGCAAACAGCATCCAGTAGATTTTAGGATCGTTTCAGCAAACCCCTTAATGCATCAAACTTGTAATTTGAACTAGCAAAAAAGCGATCCTGTTGACTTTAGGCTCATTTCAGCATACAATCTAAGCCTTAAGCTCGTGGTCGCGGGTTCGAGTCCCGTCTCCCGCCTTTAGGCGGGTGTAGCTCAGTTGGTAGAGCATGTAAAAGTTGAGCCTGTTAATTTTGGGATCAGTTCAGCAAACAACTTTGGAAAACACTTCATCTGCAAAATGAAACGAAGGGGTTCAAATCCCCAAAAGTTGATCCCGTTAACCTGAACATTCAAAGGAGAGAGTGAATGACTACGTTCCGTGAAGCTGTTGTCCGTAAGAACAACAAGACCCACACCGAAAATGGCATGAAGGCTTTGAAGTCTTCTCTGAACGCCAACGTTGACCTGTTCTTCGCCATCGGCGCTAGCCGTGGTAAGGACATCACGCAGCAATTCGAAGCTGCATTGCTTGAAGACCGGGAGATGGCTCTGCGCTGTCTGCTGTGGGCTCGTGATGCACGCGAAGGCTCTGGCGAACGCCAAATCTTTCGCTCCATGCTCCAGCACCTTGAGCGCATCGACAACGAAGCGCTTGATGCGGTTCTGCCGCTTGTTGCCGAACTTGGCCGGTGGGATGATCTGTTGGTGTTTCAAACGGATCAGTACAAGGCTAAGGCATTCTCGCTGATTGCAGCGGGGCTTGAAGCTGGAAACAGCCTGTGCGCCAAGTGGATGCCGCGCAAGGGTGTGACTGCTGTGGAACTGCGTAAGTTCCTAGGCATGACGCCTAAGCAGTACCGCAAGACGTTGGTTACGCTGTCGGATACGGTGGAGCAACGCATGTGTGCGAAGGCTTGGGACTCGATTGAGTTCGGTAAGCTTCCGTCATTGGCTTCCGCTCGTTACCAGAAGGCGTTTGTTCGCAACTGTGGCGAAGCGTACAACAAGTACAAGGCAGCACTCGTGAAGGGCGAGGCTAAGATCAACGCTGGCGCAGTGTATCCGTATGACATCACCAAGTCGGTGGCGTATGGCGATCAAACTGTTGCCGAAGCGCAGTGGAAGGCTCTGCCGAACTGGCTGACTGAAGGCGAGACTATCCTGCCGATGATTGACATTTCAGGGTCTATGTCTGTGCCCGCTGGCGGCAACGCCAACGTGTCTTGCATGGACGTGTCTATCTCGCTGGGCTTGTACATTGCGGAGAAGCAACAAGGGCCGTTCCACGGGATGTACCTGACGTACAGTGCAAAGCCTACGCTTGACGTGTTGAAGGATACTGACTCGCTCAAGACGAAGATTGCTCAATTGCACCGTAATGGTGGGTACAACACCAACATCAAGGCGGCATTTGATGAAGTGCTTCGTGTGGCGAAGAAGAACAAGGTGGCACAGGCAGATATGCCGAAGTACATCGTCATCTTCAGCGACATGCAGTTCGACAGCGCACAAGTGAACGGTCGTGACGTGAACGCTTTCAAGATGGCGAAGCAGATGTACAAGGACGCGGGGTACGAAATGCCTACCATCGTGTACTGGAACCTGAACCATCGTGGCAACAACACGCCGGTCGAGTACAATGATCGTGGTGTAGCGCTGGTGTCGGGCTTTAGCCCTTCGCTGATGCGTTCGATCCTAAGTGCAAAGCAAGTGACGCCTATCGACATCATGCGCGAAACGCTGATGAAGCCGCGTTACGCTGTGCAGTTGTAAAGGTTTTGCGAGGTAGCTCAGTCTGGCAGAGCAGCGGGCTCATATCCCGTGTGTCGTGGGTTCAAATCCCACCCTCGCAACCAAGATGCAGCAGGCAAAGCCTGTGGCTGGTGGTGCAATTTCGTGCCAGCCGTTCTCAATAGCGTCCCTAACAGCAGTGCCCTCGGGCTCAAACGAAATGCGGGAATGAGAGAACTTGTAATTTAGGCCTGTTAGCTCAGTTGGTTAGAGCATCCGCCTGTCGAGCGGGAGGTCGCCGGTTCAAATCCGGCACGGGCCGCCAAGAACAGTTGTGGTGTAGCACAGCGGTAGTGCAGCGGACTGTTAATCCGTTGGTCGTAGGTTCGATCCCTACCTCCACAGCCAATCAGAGAGAGCTTTGCCTAGTCTGTGGTGGACTAGCGGGCACCACGGGAGTAAGCCGTTTCGAGTACGACAACCCGGTTCGCAGGGCTCTCAATGAAATACTCTGGGTGTATTGTCAGTCAGGTCAGACGGCCGGCCTTGGAAGTCGGAGGTCAGTGGTTCGAATCCACTCTCCCAGACCAAATTAAAATCGCCAAGAAAGCCCAAACATAGTAGGGCAGAGCGGCGCAGTCCGAGGTTAAAGGCGCTCACAATTCCTCGGCGTAGCGATTGCCAATGTTCCAAGGCTGGCGAGCGAGACTCCAAATCTTGCTGTTGTGGGGTTCGATTCCCTGGGTGATCGCCAATAAGTTTCAATGCTCCGCTCCTGACGTGTTTTTCTCTTCTCCTTGACGTTAGGAGACTGGAGCGCCTATTCTGCCCCGCTGGCAAAGCCAGTCGGGGCTTTTGCTTTGTGGAGAACGAATGAAGAAGACTGCTGTAGCAGACGCCACAGAACAGCTTGTGTTTGGACCGTGTAGCGAAAAACAGCGCCTCATTCTAACAGATGATACCACAGACGTGCTTCTCTGCGGAGGAGGAGCCGGAGGCGGAAAGTCGCATACGTGCTTGACAAAAGCGCTGAAGTACATTAACGATCCCGCTGCACGGGTGCTAATTGTCCGCAAGACCTACCCACAATTGAAAATCTCAGGTGGGTTGTGGGATGAGGCAGCTTCCATCTACAAGCACTTTCGGGGTGTCAAGAAAGAGCAGAAGATGAAGTGGGAGTTCCCGAATGGTGCGACCATTCAGTTTGCTGCTTTGCCAGATGACATCTCTGAGTGGCAAGGCTCGCAGCTTACGCACATTCTAGTAGACGAAGCTGCTGAATTTACAGAAGAAGAAATTCTGTTCCTAATATCTCGCCTTCGCAGTGCAAAATACAAAGGACACCTTAGCGTTACCATGACTTGTAACCCACACAGAGATTCTTTCCTGTATGAATGGGTCAAGTTCTCTTTGGATGAAGATACTGGTGTGCCCAGACCTGGGACAGAGAATATCGTCCGTTACTTTATCAATGTCGGGGGACAGGTTTATTGGGCGCTAAGTGTCGAAGAACTCTGGGAGAAATATGGGGAGCCTATGGGGCTCGTCCGCTCGGCCCCAGGCGTCGCACTGAAGAGTATCAATTTCTTGCCGAAGTCATTCCGCTTCATTCCACTGACGATCTATGACAATCCTATTTTGTTGCGAAACAACCCTGGCTATCTAGCCAACCTGTTATCGCAACCACGGGTTAATCAGCTACGCTATCTTCAAGGCTCTTGGACAGCCAAGCCAGAAGGCGCCGGCTACTTCCGTCGAGAATGGGTCGAAATCGTTGATGAGCCGCCTATCAACCCCGTAGGAAGGGTGAGGGCTTGGGACTTTGCTACAAGCGTTCCTAGCGAGACGTATCCCAATCCAGACTGGACTGTTGGGGTGAAGATGTCCCGCGACCGCTTCGGTAACTACTACATTGAAGATGTGCGTAGATTCCGCAAGCTAGTGGATGGCGTGCTGAAGGATGTAATTGACACAGCCAAGCGGGATGGAACTGAAGATTGCAAGGTGACAATCCCAAAAGACCCGGGCGCAGGCGGAAAGACGGCTAATACGTTTTTCATGCGGACTTTGGCAGAGAATGGAATCATCGCCAACTCCATCCAAACATCTGGGCATTTGAGCAAGCTTAAACGTTTCCTTCCATTTTGCACATTAGCGGAATCCGGCTCAGTACGAGTTGTAAAGGGAGAATGGAACGAAGCTTGGTTCACAGAATTGGAGAATTTCGAAGAAAATAATCGAAACCAGAAGGACGACCAAGTTGACGCCACAGGCGATGCTTTCAACACGTTGGCGAAGCAAATTATGCTTCCAGACATTATTTTGCCATCCCTTGAACAAAAATCTCCAATTCCAAGGGTCTAGGGTATTGACAAAACATATACCCGTAGTGTATAATTACTCCACAACATAAAAGGAGCGCTGAATTTATGCCTGACGCAACTGCGCAAGGCGTAACCTCGGCTGCAATGGCTCCCGATCCAGGCGTTGTAATCCCGAGAATCACTCTCGGTGAACAAGGCGTCCTAGGCCTTCGGGTAGTCAACAAACAGATCATTGAAGAGCAAGTAGAGGCCTTCCGCTACCCAAACTTCATCCGTACCGTAAATGCGATGCGCAACAACCCAACTGTGGGTGCTGCGATGAATGTCTACCGTATGATGATGTCTCGGGTGGAGTGGGACGTTGAGCCCCCTACTGATGCTACCCCCGTTGAGCTAGAACGTGCCAAGATCGTCCGCAGCATGATGGACGATATGGAGCACACTTGGTCGAATTTTATCGAAAGTGTGATCCCCTACCTTGAGTATGGTTTTGCTGTGAACGAGAAAGTCTTCCGTCGCAGACTGTACCGCAACGGTTCGAAGTTCAACGATGGCCTTGTAGGTCTTCGTAAGCTTCCAACCCGTAGCCAGGATACTATCACAGGATGGCACTATTCGCAAGACGGGCAGGATTTGCTTTGGATTCAGCAGTCAGTTACGCAACTCCAGTACGGCTACCTGTACGTAAACAAGCTCGATGAAAACGGCAAGCTGCCGTTGGATCGTAGCAAGGTGCTTCTCTTCTCGGCTTCCCCGACGAAGGGTAACCCCGAGGGCAACTCGATCTACAAGAACATCTACTTGGCCTACAAGCAACTTTCAATGTTGCAAGACCAAGAACTTGTCGGCATCGCAAAGGATGTCCAAGGTATTCTGAAGATCACTGCACCAGCCCGATACTTCGATCCGAATGCAAGTGACAGTGACAAAGCTGTGCTTACTGCGTTCCAAACGATCATTGACAACTACAACGCCGGGCAGCAGCGTGGGCTGCTAGTACCTAACGTTGTAGACCCAGAATCAAAGCAACCTCTGTTCACCTACGATCTAATGACTGATCGTGGTACGCCTAAGTTTGACATCGATGGAATTATCAAACGCCTGCAAGGAGACATCCTCTCTGCATTGAGCGTAGACATCCTCAAACTTGGCTCTGAGGGCACTGGCTCATTCTCCCTAGCGGAGAGCAAGAGTTCAGTTTTGGCTCTGGCAATTGACTATCGCCTCAAAGAAATTCAAGAAGTTCTCAACTCAGACTTGATGCGTTCGATTTATGAATTGAACGGTTGGGAGACAACGAACCTTCCTAAGTTCGTTTACAACGATGTTGAAGAAATCAGTCTTGAAGAATTCAGCAAGGCAGTCCAACGTATCTTCTCCGTGAACGGCATTGAAATGGATCGGCCAGTGATGAACCGTGTCCGCCACGCCATGAAGATTCCTACTCTACCAGAAGACGCACCTGTGAATAAGGACGAGCTTCCTGCCAATATGGCAGGCATGCAATCCGCAGCAGGAGCTGGAATGGAAGTAGGGACAACAGGAGACGGCACAAGCAAGAGCCCGCATAGCGGCAAAGACCGATCTAGCAGCAATGCAGACAACGCCGCATAAGGGAAGGAGTGAGGAATGAACCATAGCCTGTTTAGGCTCTCGACCAAGGTTTACAACGTTCCGCATCTCATCACTCCAGAAGCCTTCAGTGTGATTCTGGATTACATCGAATATCGAAATGAGACTGGGCATCGCATGATGCCCATGCCTCCGATGGATGATGGTTCGGACGATGATAACGACAATGACAGTCTGTTTCCAGACAACGATGAAGACGATGGCGAACCGCTAATCGGTGTTCTAAGAGTCGATGGAAGCCTGACTTACAAACCTGTCATGACTATGTGCGGCGAAGCCGGCACAAGCTACCAGTCGCTTGTTGAAGCGGTGGAAGAAATGGCAGAGACTGGCGTCAAGACGATTGTAATGGAAGTCTCTAGTGGTGGTGGGGAGGCAAGTCATTGCTTCCAGACTGCTGAGGAGATTCGTGCAATCTGTGACGACAACAACATCCAATTGATTGGCTACGCAGACACGATGGCGTGCTCTGCTGCATACGCTCTCATCTGTGTTTGCGATGAAGTGATTGCCAATCCGTCAGCTAGCGTTGGCTCAATTGGCTGCGTGGTTGCTCTCTTGGACACGTCCAAGGCAATGGAGCAAGCCGGGCTGAAGAGAATCTTCGTAACGTCTGGCGCAAATAAAGTGCCATTCGCAGAAGACGGCTCATTCAAAAAGTCTTTCTTGAATGACATCCAAGATCAAGTTGACAAGCTAAACGCTGAGTTCGCTGCTCACGTCTCGAAGTACACAGGGCTTGACACCAAAACCATCAACGGTTTTGAGGCCGGTGTGTTCGATGCGGAAGAAGGTGTGCAACGTGGATTGGTCAACCAAATCATGACAAACAAACAGTTCGCTACCTATGTGGCGAGTCTACAAAAAGGGTCTATGTAAATGAAGAAGGATAGTCAACTGCTTGTTCGCATCGGTAAAGCGATGGGAATGCAAGCTGGCGATGTTACTGAATCTGAAGTTTACAAGGCGCTCCAAGCTGAGTTTGATTCGTACAAGGAAACTGCCGAACAACTCACTAGCGTCCTGCAAGCTGAGAATACTGAACTTAAAGAAGCTCTAGCTGAGACGCTAGAACAAGTTGAATCGCTGAAGAGTACCGTTGAGTCTCTGAAGAGTTTTGCTGAAGGCTTGGAAGCTGCAAAGGCTGAAGCCGCTAAGAAGGCCGAAGAACTGCGCATGGCTGCACGCAAGGAAAAGCTTGAAGCAGTGGCAGGCTCTGTGAAGGCTGACGCGCTAATGGCTGTTGCTGGGAATCTCGATGACGCTGCTTTTGAAGCTGTCGTTGAAGCGCTTGCAACATCTCTAGCCACAGAAGCTAACTCTGCGATGTTCCGTGAATCGGGAGTCACAGGCGGGGAAGTTGACCCATCTCGTGCTCCTACACCTGAATCCGCAGAGATGCAAATTCTCCGCGAGAAGTACAAGGACTTCGGCGCTGCTAAACGCTAAGTCTAACAAGTCTTAATTTATCAAAGGAATACAAATGTCTGTTATTTCTACTGAATCGACTCGCTTTAGCGCCGTTGTCAAGCATGAATACGAGCCTAGCCTGTCGTACTGCCGTAGCGCCATCGTGATTAACGATAGCGCTCAAACCCTGCACGTTGGTGCAGTTCTGGGTAAGGTGACTGCGACTGGCAAGTACAAGCTGTGCCTAGCGGCTGCAAATGATGGCTCGCAGACTCCTGCTGCGATTCTGATTGCTGACGGTCTTGGCATTTCGCAAGACATCAACCTCGTGAATGCTACTGATACCAACGCTGTGGCGCTGGTGCGTGGTCCCGCGATGGTGGCTGATGCTGGTCTGCAACTAGGCACTGGTATCGCTGCAAGCGACGTTGCTACAGCCCTCGCTGGCGTTGGCATCGAAGTTGTGACTGCCGAGTAATCAAACAATAAGGATTGGAATTAAAACATGGCTATCATTCGTAGTTTTGCCAACAATTATGAAGTCGTTGACTGGACTGAAGAAGTCAACGTCATTCCTAATCAGTGGGGCACTATCGGCCAACTCGGCATCTTCACTGAAGAGTCGGTGGCGGAACACACTGTTGTGTTCGAAGAAATCAACAAGAACGGCGCACTGATCGTTGACCGTGTGCGTGGTGATCGTGCATCGGTTGGTAAGGATTACGGCCGTAAGCTGCACACCTTCGCCGTGCCTCACTTTCCGTATGATGACGCTATCAGCCCTCAA